ATGTTGAGTGCTGGAAGTATATTCAGCCTGGCGCTTGGCTGCGGTTTAATACTGGCGTGGAGCTTATTGCGCCGGAAGTTTATTTACGCCCGCCGTGGGAGCTGATGGCGCATTTGAATCCGACTGTGGTGAAAGTGCAGCGGATGGTGCCGCAAGGATTTTGGCGCGAGCCTTTTTTCATCGGGCCTTTGACTTGTGTTGAGCAGGTGAAAGCGTTTTTGGGGGTGTGCAGCTTTTTTGTTCGTACACCCTTTCAACTTTATAATTTTTTGAGGAACGAGCGTGCATAGTGGTGGCGGTGGTGGCGGGTTCAGAAACCTGCTTAATTCGATTCGCGCACGGCAGGAACGGCAAGCTGCGCTTGATAAGTCTGCGCGCCTGTACGGTTCCGATCCGAAATCCGGGCGTTTGACGCAAGACGCTACAACCGTCAAGAAACGCGTTTTTCAGCGACTGATTTAAGAGGATTCTATTGTGCGAAGAAGTCAACCGGCTCCCCAGGAAGACCCGTCCGTCAAGGTGTTTCGCGAGCGTCAGATTGAAGATTTGGCGAAGATCGACGAAGAGGAAAACCGGCGTCTGAAGATGGCTTTTCGTTTGACTCGCGGCGTGCGTGCTTTCCGTCCTTCGGCTGCCGGCGGCAACGGTTCTACGTCTGGTGGAAGTGGTGGTCCATCCGGCGGGCGTGCCGCAAGTCGTCCCGGTCGTGGTTCGCGCCGCGGCGAAGGCTTTAGAATACCCTAATGCTGATTACTAAGCTTCCACCGACGTTGGAGGATGGCGAGGCGCTGATCAAGCGCCGCGCGAAAGCCGCTCAACGGAAAGAGATGTGGCGCGGGCTGTACAAGGACTGCTATCGGTATGCACTGCCGATGCGCGAGACCTTCGACTGGCAGACGCCCGGCACGTTTAAGAATAACATTCTGTACGATTCAACGCTTCAGGAGGCGACTTACACCGCAGCAAACACAATGGCGGCTTTGTTGTTTCCGTCGTGGCAATACTGGATGAAAGCGGCGCCTGGCGGCAGCATTCCGAAAGAGTTTCGCACCAAGGAGCTGATCGCCGGTTTGCAGGAAATCACGGAGACGTTCTTCGATTTCTTGGATAACAGCAACTTCAGCACAGTGGCCAACGAGGTTGCGCTGGACTTGCAGATCGGCACTGGCGCCATGCGTTTCGACGAAGGTCCGACAGATGATAACCCTTTTGTGTTTTCGTCCATTCCTTTATCGGCAATCGAGTTAGAGGAAGGTCCGAACGGTACGGTTGAGACGACGTGGATGGAGCGAGCGCCGCTGGGGCGTAACTTGGTTCGGATGTATTCTGGTCTTGATACGTTTGATTTGCCACAAGGGCTTCAGGAAAAGATCGACGCCAAGCCGGATGAACCGGTAAAAATTATTCAGGGTGTTGTTTACGATCCATTGACAGCGCACTACTACGGGGTGGTTGTATGGGCTGAGGCCAATACAATAATCTGGCGTTACGACTATGGTAAAACGTCTCCCGATATCGTGGCCAGGGCTAACAAGGCGGCGGGGGAGATTTACGGGCGCGGGCGTGTAACGCTCGCATTGTCCGACGCACGTACACTGGATCGGATGCAGGAGTTCGTGTTACGGCATTCGGCGTTGCAGGTTGCTCCGCCGATGACGGGGATTTCTGATGGCGTGCTGAATCCCTATACCGCGGTGCTGCGGCCTAACACGATCTTGCCGGTGGGCAGCAACGATCAGCGGAATCCGTCGCTTCGCGTGATGGAGTTCGGTGGTGACTTCCGCATAACGGATACCATCATGCGCGATCTGCGTGATCGCGTTCGGCGCACCATGCTTGGACCGGAACCTTCAGAGGGTCCGGTCAAGAGCGCGACCGAGATGTCTATCATGGACCGTAACCGCTTGTGGGCGATGGGCGGCGAGTATTCACGGATACAGATCGAGTTTCTGTTCAAGGTAGTCGCGCGCGGCATGGACATCCTCCAGCGCCGCGGGCTGATTCCGAAATTCAAGGTGGACGGTCGTGAGGTTGCTTTGAAGTTTACTTCGCCGTTTGCGCGATCGCAGGATGCAGAAGACCTGCTGGCGTTCGAGCGCACAGTCGGGATGATGATGCAGGTAGCACCGGACGGAAGTTCGATTCCGGTTCAGCTGAAGTCTGATATGTTCGGTGAGTGGTTATCGCGCAAGACCGGTTTGGATCAAGCTTTGGTGAACAACAAGGCCGAGCGTGAGCAGATTCAGAAGCAGGCTGCCGAGGCAGCGGCGCAGTTAGCACAGCAAGCGCAGGAAGCGGGAGTAATGCCGAATGGATGAAGAGGTAGATTGGCTGGATGACGTTAGCGCGACGCAAGCTCGAAAGGACCAAGAACGTCAGGCGATAGAAGATGCACAACCCTACCTACTGTTCGTTGACGATGAACGTGGTCGGCAGCTAATGCAGCGTTGGGACCGTGATTTATGGAACCTGCGTACGCCGCCTGACGCGCCTATCCAGCAGTATGCGGCGGACGAGGCGCTTCGTGCGTTCATCGCCAGGTTGAAAATTCAGATTGAATTAGCGCAACGACGGATGGATGTATAAATGGCTTCTCCTGCAACTCGCAGAGAATTTGTAGACGGTAGATCGTCTCAGAAAAATCTGGGCGGGGCCAGCCGGGAAGAAGAGGGCGGTCTTGCTCGTCGCATCGGTGTTGGTTTTAGCACGCTGGTATCGCAAGTGGATGCGGAAGCCGGCACTTCGCAAGTTATTTATGAGTGGACGCCGGAGCGCGTTGCGCAAGCGATCGTTGCGTTAGGCAGCGGCGCATCTTTTTTGAATATAACCGAGTTCGACGATACCGACGCATCCTACTACTTTTATGGTGGGCTTGACGGCGGATCGAGTTGGCAGATAAATCGTTACGATAAGACGACTTTCGTAAAAACCAGTGCCAGGGAATCAGGCAACCCGTCCTATATGTCGCTTGCCGCGGCATGGACTGATCGATTAACTTTAACTTATTCCTGATAGGGGATTTTACAAATGGCAATGGTAGATGGTGACTGGAGCATTGATCGGGCAACCGGCAATATCCGATATATTGGAGATGACCACACGCTGTCCGGTGGTTCGCCATCGTATGCAACAGTCATTCAGTTCCACAGATGGCTGCAAGCCTTTGCCGATGACGCGGAATTTACCGGTGATGACGAGCTGGACATCATTGACCAAAACCCGTCGAATCGCTCGACGGACAACATTATTACGCTGGTCAACGGTTTCAATGTTGACGCAACGGCGATCGAGCATCTGTACGACGGTACGATCATTCAGGGTTCCGGGTTAACCGAGGAACGCTGGGACGGTATCGTCAACTTCGGTAGCCCGACCAACCACATCCAAGTTATCCAGAACGGCGCGATCCTTTCGGATGACTTCTGGAATTACGGCTGGGAAGCGGGCACGCACACTGGTGCTAATGACGCATCTGTTCTGACGGATTCCACCCTCGGCGCAACAGTGGATCAGTTCGTTGGCTACACCATCAAGAACATCACTGATGGCAGCCAGGGCATTATCACGGCGAATACTGCGACAACTGTTACTGCTACGCTCTACGGCGGCACGGATAACGACTGGGATACTGGTGACGTTCACCACATCGCAGTCCCGCTGAACGGCGACAGTGCGCAGGGTATCTCGCATCGCTTTATGATTAAGACTCGCGATAATGGCGTAGACATTGACCGCAGGCGATTGATCGGTACGACCCGTCGCTATGGCAACACCTACTCCGAGTTCAAGATCAATGGCACCGGCCAAGGTAACAACGTATTCGCCCTGAACGATTCCGCTGACCTGAACAACACGACTCCGTGGGCTACCATTAACGCGATTGCCGACATCACCAATACGGAAGGTTTGCGCCTGATCGACATTTCAGGCGACGGAAGCACAGAGGAATACTATTCCGAATGGGACCGTGGCGCGAACAGCATCAACACCTTCTACCAGTATGGTAAGCTGCTGCAAGCGGATGGCTCTGTTTATACGCTGAACTCACTCAACGGCGAGAGTTTCCGCGGTATTACCCATCACTACCAGTACGACAACGAAACCGGCACCAACTTCACCACGAACGATGTGGGTTGCTACGGCACGAATGTTGTGTTTACGGGCGGGTCCGGTACGGCGGTTCTGGGTGAGGAAATCTTCGAGGACTCGGCAACCCCGACTTGGAAGGGCAGGATTGTTGGCATCGATGACAACACCGGCACCGGCTCGATCATTGTCGATGTCGAATCTGGCACTGTAACGACCGCAGAAACCTTCTCAACGACCAATGGCTTCGCCGGCACCGTATCAGGTACGCCAACCGCACAGAACGCGGCAGGGCGCCTGATATTCTACGCGGTCGATGATGATGGCACTACGGGCAATATGTACGTGCAGGTATTGGCTGGCGTTGCGCCGGTAAACAACACTCGCATTTTCTTCGGGAATGCGACTGCGGACGTTGCCAGGTTCCACGATGTCGATACGACCTCGCAGGCGGTATTGGAGCGCACCATCTCCACACCGTTCGTGGGTGCGTCTACGGGTTCCGCGCTGATCGGTGCGTACGGTCTGGGTCTGCAAGCTGCTGATACGGCTGCTGCGGACACGTACTTCGACCTGTCGAACACCGCCATCACACCGCCGAACAACGTCACATTCACGGCATCCGGGTTTATATCCGGTGACTATGTGTTGTGTACCGAGGACAACGGTGGCGACATCAACTACACGCAGATGGCGCTGAACGCAACCTATAACAGTGCTGGTGTAACGACCATATCTGTTAACGCCATTCCCTCTGACACTCCATCGTCGGCGGGTACGAAAGGCGGCATTCGCATACAGCGCGACAACGGCCTGTACAGCCTGCACAGGTATTCTGCTTTCGACACAGGCACCGATGACTTCACCATCCCGTCAACGGATTTCAGCAGCAACAACGCGACCTCTGGTAACAACGTGTTCGTGACCTACCTCGACCTCGTGACTTCCGGAACATCCGAGAACTTCTCGTATGTTTACAGTTCGGATCGAACGCACTTCCTGCGAGTCAGGGATGGCGGCGCGACCCCGATCAAGACGGCGGAAGCTACGGGCGTAATGGGTACCAACGGAGGCGTCGCGTCGGTTAACCGAATCAGTGACACCTAAGAGAAATGGCGGCACCCGTATATGCAACCGACCTTACTGATTTTTGGGTTACTGGGGGAACCACCACAGTAACGGCCATCGGTACGGGCGGTGCCGGTCTCGGAAACCCTGAAACCGACTTTTTCATCCAGAGCACCAGTTGTGTCAGTAAGGCCGCGTGGACGAACGCCACCAAGGGCTTCATCATTGATGGCGTGGCCGGGAACTTCACAGTCCCGACTGACGGCGCGGTTATAGCGTTTATGAAGTATGATGCCGCCGGTTCGCTGGATACGAAAGCGAACGGCGGCCTGCAAATGATAATAGGCAGCACTAGTTCTGCGTACTACCATTTCTATGTCGGCGGTAAAACGACACTGGCGTTCGATTCGTGGATTCCGTACACGGTAGACCCGAATACGGCTACGGCGGATAACACAACCGGATCGCCGGGCACGAACGAAAGATGGGTTGGAGTGCTTGCTACTCTGCCCACTACGTCAGGACCGACCAAGGGCAACCCGATCGCGATGGACGCTATTCGATATGGGCGTTGCCGGATTGACTACACGGTTGGGGATTCAGGAACGCCAGCCACGTTTGCAGGTGCAGAGGCTTATGGTAATGATGTAAGCCGCCGATGGGGTTTGCTGGAACTTCTTAAAGGCGCGTACCAGACGCAGGGCTTTCACTCTATCGGTACGTCAGGCACGGCCTGTTATTTCAGTGATGCGAACAGGGTTATTTTCATTCGTCCGTCAGGCGCGAACAACGTCAGTAACGACTCGGTATCGAATGCGTTTAACCGCTTTGAAATAATCAACGCATCGACCACCTGCATCTGGGACAACATTCTGTTTCAGGCGCTGGGAACGCGAGCAAGAGGCCGATTTTACCACACGGCCGGAACATTTACCGTGACCAACTGCCAGTTTGTTAACACTGGCCTGATGTCACTGCTTTCGACCAGCTCGTTGACCAACTGCATCATGCGTAGCTCAGGCGTGATAACAGCCCCAGGCTCAACGCTGAATGGCACGAAGATTCTGACCAACAGGGCCGGGACCAACTTGTCCGCTCTGGTGTGGGACGTTGCAACAGACGCAGATGGCAAGCTGGACAACATGGAGTTTTCCAAGGGTACAAACGCGCATCATGCGATAACCTTTGGCACAAGCTCACCGACCACAATCACGATGCGTGGCGCGGACTTCACTGGCTTTAGTTCGTCCAATGACAATGACGCTTCGGTGTTCAAGTTTCTAAGAACGTCCGGAAACGTAACACTGAACCTGATTGGCTGCACACACGACGGTTCAGGGTTCACGATTGATGACAGGGCAGGCTGTACGGTCACGGTCGTTATCGATCCGGTCACGACATCGGTGAACGTCAAGGATCGAAACAAGAACAACATCCAGAACGCCAGGGTGTTTGTCGAAACGGCAGCTACCGCAACGGGCGGCGAAATGTTCGAGGCGGCGGTTACGTCTCTTACCCAGTCGGCAGGGACCGCCACTTGTACAATGACGGCTCCGCACAAGCTGGCGACGAACGATTACGTGGTGATTCGCGGCGCGCAACCGGATGGGTACAACAAGGTCGCACAGGTCACGGTATCCTCGACAACGGTATTCACTTACACAGTGCCGTCAGGGATAGCCGGAACTGCAACCGGAACGCCGGTGGTATCTCTGGTTCCGCTGTACGGGCTCACGGACGCTTCGGGCAATATATCGTCGTCGAAAACCTGGGGGATAGCACAGGATTTGAAAGGATGGGCGCGAAAGAAGAACACATCCAGCCCGTTTTACAAGGACGCCGATATTGCTTATACCGTGAATATCACGGCAGGTAACACCACAAATGTCGTACTACAACCGGATGAATAACTTATGATAGGCGCAACCACAGGGAAAGAGCTGGACTACGTTGACGACGAAGACCTAAAGACACTCGACGAGCTTCGCGGCGAGATGAAAACCATCAGCGCGGCAAGGTTGACGATGGGAGAGAAGGCCACCGTCCAAGGCTTGCTGACTGAGATTCAGGTATTGAAGCAGCAGATGGAGATGACGCACGAGCAGATGCGTCGCTTGATCGGTATGTATTCCACCATGCGTGACGAGTTCAACGTGTTTCAAGCACAACGCGTTAAAGAATTGAATGTTCGAGTAAACTCAGGATCAACGACGGCGGAAGATATCGATGGCCCTCGCATTAGACCCCGCCACTAAAGTCATAACGATACCGCAGGCGGATTTAACTTTTGTCAGCGGGACTCTTTACGAACTAGATACAAACCAATTCCGTAAAGACGTTATGGACTTGCTGGCCAGCGAAGACTACATATGGATGCAGGACGCTTACGACCATAATACCCAGTACACGGTACTCGGGGTTACCTACGCCCGCAAAGTAGAGTTTATCAACGGGTTCAGCATCCAGTTCGAAGACACCGCCAGTCAGTATTCGGTGCGCATGGCGGGCAGCAACAACAACCTGTTCGATGCGGAAAGCGGCGTTCTTGTACCGACTCCGCTGGTTACGGTGATAGGTCAGAACTCCGCGGGTCTGGTTTCTGGCGGTGGCGGCTTCACCGGCACGGACCGAACGAAGTTGTCCGATACCTACGACCAGGCACGGATTGGCGCACAGAATACACAAGCATAAAAGTTTCGCGCGCAAGCGCATAGTGGAGAGAGAAAGTGACTGAAGTAGTAGCAGAGACACCTGCGGCCGCGGAAGCGGTACCCGCAGCCCCTGAAGCAGTAACGGAAACACCGGCAGCCGCGCCAGCAGCGCCGGTCGTCAAAGGAACACCGGCTTCGTTGGTGGATGGCGTCAAACCCGGCGAGCCGGCAGAAGCGCCGAAATGGTTCTTGTCTGAAGGCGTTGGCGGTTCGGGCGATGCGCCTGACTGGTTCAAGGCGGATAAGTACAAGACGGTAGACGAACAAGCTCGCGCGTACACGGAACTCGAGAAGAGGTTCGGCGCGTTCGAAGGCGCTCCGAAAGATGGCGTGTACAAGATCAACCCGCCTGAGGGCATCCAAGTAGAGTTCGACACGGAACACGAGTTGTTCCAAGGACTCAACAAGTGGGCCAAAGAAAGCAACCTGTCCCAGAAGGGTTACGACCAGGTGATCGGAATGCTGGCGAAGTACGAAGCATCGCTGGCGCCGGACATGGGCGAGATCAAGAAGCAGGTCGGCGAGAACGCAGACGCCCGAATCTCTTCGGCAACGCAATGGGTTAAGTCGAACCTGTCTACGGACGAGTATTCGGCTTTCTCGAAAGCACTGACCCAGAGTAACGCGGCTGAAGTGTTCAAGGCGTTCGAAGCTGTGATCGCCAAGACACGGCAAGTGGCTATGCCGAAACCGGGCGAGGATGTAACTTCCGCGGTTGATACCGGCAGAGAGGCGATTCTTGCAGCTCAGAACAAGAAGAACGATAAAGGCGAACGGCTTTACGATATCGATCCGAAGTACCGGATGGACATTGAAAAGCGGTGGATGGAGTACGCGGCAGCACAGAAAGCTGCCTAGTTGTTCATCACCTTGGCCTGCTTACGGGCAGGCTAAGTTAATGAACAGTTTTATCAGAGAAGTATCGGGACCTGCTTTGCAGCCGGTACGGAACTGATCGGAAGAGTCACGAGACGATTCGAAGCTTGATAGTGCCGGTAATACGGGACCACGATCTAGCTCATGTTGTGAAAGGCAACATTGGTTAAATTTAATCCGTAAATTACAGGAGACATTACTATGTCTATCAATCTCGGCGGTGTATTCAGTACGAATACCAATGCCGCAATCATCTCGTATGACAACGAGGTAAAACAGGCGTATCAAGGCGCTGCTTACATCCGTAATCGCGTTCGCGTGAAATCGGGTGTTACCGGTCAGACCTACGACTTCCGTACGATGGGAGCAGGTCTTGCCACGCAGCACACGTCGTCTGAACTGATCACTCCGCAGGACTACAGCCATGCTAAGAAGCCGGCTACCCTGACCAACTGGAGGGTCGGTGACTACACCGATCTGTTCGACCAGGCGGAAACCACGGTTGACGAACGTGCTGAACTGGCGAAAGCAAACGGTAAGGCCATTGGCCGTGCCGAAGACCAGCTCATTATCGACGCGCTCGACGCAGCCTCCGGCATTGCTGGTACGGTTGACGAAGACCTTGGCGGTACGGACAGTCTGATCAACGCAACCAAGCTGCTTCGCGCCAAGCGTTACCTGATGGCGCAGCAGGCCAATGGTGGCGAGCATACCATTCTGGTGAACGCTGCCGGTCTGGAAGGCGCGCTGTCGGAGACCACGGTTACGTCGGCTGACTATCAGACGTTCCGCGCACTGGTCGACGCGAACCTGGACGAGAAAGTGGCGTTCGGCTTCAAGTGGATGGTGATCGAGGATCGTTCGGAAGGCGGCCTGCCGACTGGCTCCAGCAACATTCGTCTCTGCTTCGCATTCGACAAGTCTGCGGTCGGCCTGGCAGTCGGCATCGAGCCGAAGACGTACGTTGACTGGGTTGGCGAACGGCTGTCGTTCCTGTCGCAGGCGGTTGTTAAAGCCGGCTCGACGGTTATCGATCCGCTCGGCGTGGTTGAAGTACAGAGCTACGAGGCTTAATTTTTCGGGCGGCGGGTAAAACCGTCGTCCGACTTTTTACTTCTCGTTTTTCAAATTTTTTGAGGAAATCAAAATGGCATATGAACTCAGTAACCCGGTTCGTCGAATCGGCCCCCAAGGCTCTGGAAACTCGCTTTGGATGTACGTGGACGGCGATGCGCTGGCTACGATCGACGGGGCAGATTACTTTCTGCTCGACATTGACAAGTTGAAAGTAGGCGATGTGATTATCGCTGTTGGTAACGCGGTATCTGGCATTGGCGTCGTTCTGACGAATAATGGCACCAATATCGACGTATCCAACTTCGCTGGTCAAGCAACGATCGATTCCGACTAATCGCTATGCGATTCGATTGGAAAAAGCAAGGCAGGCTGGCCCTCTTATGGGGGGCCGGCCTTTTTTCGTTTTCAGCAATAGCCGGACCGACCGTTCCGGCGCTGATTAACGCGGACGGCACGGTCGACACCGAATACCGTGCCGGCGACAAAACCGCAGGAGACGATCAGGCGATCTGGATTGACACGCCAAGCCCTACAGCGACCGAAGGCGTGGCGGTCAATTACGACCTGAGACAGGACTGCATCGACCCGGAATCGGCGCCTGTTACGCTCAGTAATCTTGTCTGTGACACGGCCCTGCCGACCGGCGTATCCCTGTCCTCGCCCAATATCGTGTTCACGACCGGCACCAGTGCCGGAACGACTACGGGCTGTTCTGCCGATTGCGAAGACGGCACGACGGCGGCAGTAACGAGCCTTGATTTCAGTATTGTGATATCAGCAGCTCCGGTTGGCATTACAGTCGACGGCGATGGCGGGGCAGATTTCACAACGATCCAGGCGGCTGCGAATGCTGCCGTTTGCGGTGACACGATTCTGGTGCGGAATGTCACTGGCGGCGGTGGTAGTTATAACGAGGGTGTAGTCACGACCCGTAACTGCACTTCCGGCAATGAGATTGTGATTCAGGCCGACGCCGGGCATGCGCCTGTGTGGACCAAGAGCGGCGGCGGGCTTCATCTGACGTATAACCATACCGGATGGGATATAGGTGCCGGCATCCATCTTCAGGGCACTAACCCGTACACGCAAGGCGCTCCATCGAGCGGAAACAACATAGTCGTCATCAATACCGCCAACAATATCTTTCGTGGCAAGACCACGAAGGCCGGAAACATTGCGGTAGACATTAAGGCCGGTGGAGATAACACCATAATTGCCGACGCCGATATCCAGGGATGCGGCTCGGCAGATGACGGCAGTAACGGTGACGGTGGTAACTGTGTCTTTCCGCGCGACGGTATAAATGGATTCTTGCTGGTCAATACCCGCGTATCCGAGGGCGGGCACAGCTTGTATCAGTTTTTTCAGGACGACAACTTTCGTTTCGAGAATGTTTTATTTACTAACGACTGGGTACACGCATTCGGCTGGACCGGGACGATTGGCGTAGGTAATCGCGCCGGTTCGGTTAACAGCAAAGACGGTGGAATCAGCACCAACTATGCCTGGCGCGGTGTTTTAATTAACCGGACGCACAGAGCAGTAGATGCCCCAACACAAGCGGCGAAACTTAACGGTTTTGATCTTTCCATTTCGCGCACAATTGTTCTGGATCACAAAGCTGGCGGTTCTGTGTACTCTATTGCTTCCGGCGGCGGGAATCAGTCGGCTTTTGGTGATATCTTCATTGATCATGAGACGGTCTTCGGGTCTAGCGATGAATATATATTCAGGAACGACAACGGCGGCAGTTCTGCCGGCAGGTTATGGATCAAGAATGTCATTCTGACCAACATCCAAGGTGGTGATGTCATCCAGTTTAACTACTGTTCTACGCAGGGCGGGGCGCGAGGGAACTGGCGTCAAAGCCTGTTTGTCGATGGCGTTATTATCGACGCCAACAAGACCGTTGATGTCAATGATACTTGCGGCAGCGGCGATGTTACGAACAATATTTTATGGTTCGAGGCGAACGAATCGGGAAACTTTTCCAACATCACGGTAGTAAATCCGAATTTCGTCAGCACGACATTGCCGACTTCAACTGTTCCTGCAACGGCTTTATCGCAGGCACGGGCTAACTTCTTGCCGCAGGCAGTCGAGGCCCTTGGTACTGGCAGCCCGTTGACCACGGTAGTCGGTGCACAGAGCAACGATACTGTCATCGAATTGCCAGCCGATCAGGCGGGTTGGTTCCGCGATGACGATAACAACGGATCGTTTCCGGATTGGGCTGATTTCGTGGATGGCGACACGATCACGCTCTGCGGGGCGACACGCGAAGTCGTTGGTTACAATCTGACGACCGATACAATAACACTTAACTCCGGTGTGACTTGCTCCGGCGGCGAGGGTATCTACCGTGGCAGCGATGCAACGCCTAACATGGGAGCGGTGCTGTGAAGAAGTTAACGGCATTACTTTTAGCTCTGTTATCGACGGTACAGGCGGTTGCGCAGGTCACGTTTAGCGAAGTCACCGAGTCGATTCGCACCGACACTACAGACCCGTGGACGTTTAACTGCACCAATACAGGCACGCCGGAAGGGGTTGCGATACTCATAACCGCAACAGACCCGCAGGCATCGAGCGACATTGATTCTGTCTCGTTCGGCGCGACATCATTGTCCCGCGCCGGTTCCGCATACTCTGACACAGCGACCGAACCCGGTACTGTCGAGGGGTGGTTTGCGGGATCGTCCCTGCCGACCGGGGATCAGACCGTTACCGTTAATTTCGTCTCGGCAAATCCAGCGCCGGATTATTCGTTTGTCTGCGTAACAATACAGGCGAGCACGGATACCGAGGTCATTGACACCGATGGACTTAGCGAGAATCAAGCTGATCCGTCCGTAACCTTGCAATACAGTGGACGTACAGCGATAACGCTGGGCGTGTCCTATTGGGGTGCGGGTACGTCGGGTGTTCCGGCATGGAACGCCAACATGACGGAGTTGGATAATCACGATTTCGGCTCTTTTGTGTACGGTGCCGCTCGTCAGACAACGCCGGGGACCAGCGATTTCACCTGTTCCGCTACACAAGCGACGGACGACGTGGCCTTTTATTGCATGGCGATCTCGGAAGTGGCTGCTGTTCCGTCGTTTACGAGCGCTCCATCCTGTTCGGCCACAACGAATGGGGTTTCTTGTAACTACACGGCGAGTGCTGCGTCTACAGCCTATGGCGTGGGGGTTGCTCCGGCAGACGGCGTGCCAACTTGCACACAAATAAAAGCGGGCCAGAACGATGGCGGGACCGCTGCCCTTTCAAGCGGCAGTGATGCCAATACAGGCACGGCCGATACGATTAACATAACGGCAACCGGGAACATTCCACGACTCGACTATCATTTCTGCCTGAACAATGCGGGCGGCGATAGTGCTGTCGATTCAAGTCAGAGTGACAAGGACCGAAGCGCCAACAGTGGCAAGACGCTGACTGCCCTGACTTCGGTTGCCTCTACCTCGTTCCTGGTTAACCCGACCGACGCCACTGGCGACACGGACGGCTCGACTGCCGTTATCACGGGCATGACGGACACCAGCGACTTCGAGGTCGGTATGCTGGTCGATGTATCGGCAGGCTTTGCCGATCTGACCGATCTTCTGGTGTTCAACAAGACAGCAACTTCATTGACGCTGGAAATCAACTCAAACTCTGTGCAGGCCAATATCACCGTTACGGGTAACGATTACTTTGACCCTGACGCAGCTACCGGAGACGTGATCGAGGGCGCAACGACCGCAGTATGCGATGCCGGTACAGATTCTCCTGTAACCTGGGACGTTGATGGCGATTTCAGCTATCCGGCCACCAATTGCGGGGCGTCGCTGACTACCATCGATTACTGCATCCAGGACGTATCGGCAGCGAACGGGTTGACCACGACACCGGGCGATTGTTTTACGACCTATGACAAGCTGTACCTGTTCAATTCGGCGCCGACACTGGAAGGGCTGCCGGATATATTGATATGGGATATCAATGTGGCGTTGTCCGGCGTTAGCTTGTCCGGCTATTGCGGGGACGCAGATTCTCAGCCGCTGACGTACATTACGAGGGCAGGAGCGTGGCCCACTGGCGTATCGTTAGCTGTTGACGGCACGCTTTCCGGTACGCCGACAGTAGAGAACGAGTCGGGCGTTACTCTGGACAATATATGTCAAGACCCCGGACTGCTGGCCAGTGCATTCGACGTAACGGTCTACGTGATTGACACATGGACTATGCCGGACTGCACCGGAGACACGGTAGCGGCTTGTATCACGGCTGTAGATGCTGTGGCGCCGTGGTATGGCGGAGTAGGCATATCCGCCGACGGTGAGTGCAGTGCGACGGTACCTACAGACGACATCATAAGTCAGTCACCGGTCGAGTTAACAGAAGTCGATAACCCGCTTTCGCTAATCAATGTGTCTGTATCGACAGGTTTATGCGCATCATGGGATTTGACGGGGCTTCCATCATCGTGGCGAACTGTGGCGGATGTACTTAGCAATAAGTACTTCGTCGCAATCAAACAACAGGAATGCGACGGTGATGGCGTATGGGCCAAATGGCGTGCCGGGACTGAGGTAACGCCTCGCGGTTCATCGAATTGTGTGTTGCAAAGAGATGTTATTCGAGCAGAGGCTGATGGTGCTGCTACTTGGGCTCGTTGGAGGCCGGGTACTAATCGTAACTCCAGCAATCTTCAATTGAAAGTAAGGTCTGCTTTAACGGTGGATTTTGTACTAACACCAAACTAATATGAAAGCATTGATCGTCGCAGGGAGTGCGCCGTGTGTGTTCGAGGATATAGCTGCCGCCAGAGAGCTGTACCCGGACGCTGACACGATCACCATCAACGAAGCGTGTGGCGGTGTTGAGAACATTCAGCACATGCTGGCCGGGCATACCGTGAAGGCTGAAGCCTTCGTGGAGTACCGGCGGGAGAAGTTCCCGAATTGGGAGCAGCCGATAGCGGTACACGCAAGCTGGCATAGATTGAACGAAGCGCCAAGGGACGACTACCCAAGCGTTACAGACTGGCACGGTGGCGATGTAATTACCGGCGCCAGCTCTGCCGGTAAAGCAATACAGATTGGATTGAAGCTGGGGTATGAGCCTATCATCTTGGCCGGTTGCCCCATGAACGGTAGCGGGTACTTCAACCAGGCGGAGACGGATCGATTTCAGAAGGCTTTTATGAAGTTCGGTAAGTGCCGGCGCATCGGGGATGCAGCCGAACAGCAGCACCGATCGATTCAGAAGTACCGCGAAAAATTCAAAGAACTGTCGGACACCGTTTGGAAAGGCAAGGTGTTCTCTATGTCCGGGTACACACGAGACTGTCTGGGGGCTCCGTGAGCTATTCACGCGAAAATGAAATAGGAAGATACCGTGAAGCCTATAAAAGCCCGCGCTACGGTATGGGAGATAAGCGCAAGCGCAAAGCCGCTGAAGTTCTTGCAGCGTTGGAGCCGGGCTCTCTACTCGATGTGGGCGCTGGCCGCGGTGAGGGTGTCATGCTGGCGCGCGCAGCCGGGCACGACCCAGTAGTAGGGATCGAGCCGGTGGAGTATCTGGCAGGCAAGAACAACATCATGGTCGGCGTGGCTACTGATCTGCCGTTCGCAACGCATTCATGGGATACAGTGATGTGCCTGGACGTACTGGAACATCTGGTTCCGGAGGACGTGGAGCCGGCGCTGCTTGAGTTCCGGCGCGTTGCCAAGAAGACCGTTTTCCTCACGGCGAGTGAACGGCCGCATCGGTTCAAGAATCTGGGTGATCTGCACATATCCAAACGGCCGATCGCAGAGTGGCAAGAATTGTTCGAGAAAGTTTTCACGTTCGCGGAAATCAAACCGCTGGGCATGGTGGGCGTAAGCCCCGGCTGGCTCATAAGAGTTTAACATGGCAATCGTAACAAACAGTAAAATAGACTTGATCAGCGACGCTTTGATCCTGTGTGGTGAGAAGCCGCTTACGTCGTTGAGCGATAATCGCTATGGCGCCACAGTCGGGTCGAATCTATTCGAGATCATCTACGAAAACGAACTTCAGTCAAACCGCTGGCGGTTCGCTTGTACCAAGAAGGCTCTTAGCCGGTTGGTTGCTGCGCCGTTGAATCAGTGGTCTTACGCTTATCAGCTCCCATCGGACATGCTATTGCCGATCGGTGTATACCCGCCCGATCTTCAATACGAGATTTATGCGGACCATCTGTACTCGGACCGTACGTCCATTGAGCTGGACTATATGTTCAAGCCGGAAGTAACCGATTGCCCGGCGTACTTCACCAAACTGATCGTATATGCACTGGCAAAGGACATGATCAAAGCGATCACGGAAAGCGACAACGCTGTGCAGATTATGACTCAGAAGTACAATATGCAAAAAGGTATCGCCATGTACGCGGATGCGCAGGGACGACCGGCGAAGCCCGTATTCGACTCACCCTATACCGATGTGCGCTATTAAGTGAGAACGGCTACAGTACAGTCATCCTTTCTTTCCGGGGTTCTCGATCCGAGAGCCGGAGGCCGGGTAGACGCGGACGCCTATAATTTCGGAATGTTGGTAGGCAACAACGTCATAGTGCACCACCTTGGCGGCGTTGTGCGCCGGCCCGGATTAAAATACCTGACGCAGCTCCCGAACGTTCTGGAACTGATCACGCCCAGTTCGGCTACGGCACCCAACGGGGGTACCGCTGCGAACGGCTACGACGAAGATTCGACGACGCTGGTAACCACCACAACCGATATCAACACGATCGACCCTTACGTGGTCATACGATACGACTTGGGCGCCGCCACGGCCGTATCGCATGTTGATGTAAAAGACTTCGTTGCTACCGGCAGTTCAAGTACCGAGTTCCGAGTACAAGTATCTCAAGACGACGCGGTGTGGGTGGATTTCGGCGATCCTTTGCCGATGGTTGATACTACGTCGAGAACGTATCGCAGAACTTCGTTTTCGGTGGAGGGCTCACCGTCGCCAACGACAGCTCGTTATTGGCGGCTGGTTAAAATAGGCGGAACGACAATGAGCACTAACACAGTGTCTTTGTCTGAGTTCAACTTATGGTCTGATACTGGTACGATTTCAGAAGTAAAGTTGCTGTCGTTTGAACTTACCACCGAGACTCGGTACTTGGTAGCGATAACGGACCGGTCGGCAACTGTGTTCCTGAACGGCGTTGTTCCCGACAGCGGCACGTTTCCGGTCCCTTACGTCTCGGCGGACATTCCCGACATCGATGCGGTGGTCGGCGCGGACTCACTGTTTATTGTCCACGAGGATTACCCGCCTCGATACGTCGTAGACGAGTTTGCCGGAGAAGACTTACAAACTGGCGAAGTGGTGTTCGAGTCGCTTCCGCAGTACGATTACGGAGACGACCTGAGCCCGACACCTACTTCTGAGATTCAGGTCATTACCTTCGATTCGAACTGGACACAAGGGGATACCTTCCAGCTCGAGCTGGACGGCGCCAGGACAGGATTGATATCTTACGCAGGGGATACCGGCGCGTTTGATCAGACCACCACGGCGAACAACATCGCACGAGAAGTGCAGAAGTTGTACACGGTGCCGGGGTTCACTGGCGTATCGTGCGCGCGTACCGCGGCTCGCGAATATACTGTCACATTCGCCGATGCCAGCGCGGATACCTACGAAGGTTTGATGACCGCTATTATAGGTACGGTAGTGTCTACTTCGGCCATATCGCCGACTGTAACCCAGTCGCAGGCAGGCGTGCCGCGGTCTGAGGATGTGTGGAGCGCAGTTCGCGGGTACCCGCGGACAGTCACGTTTTTTGAAGGACGGTTCTACTTCGGTGGGACGCGCAGTCGGCTCCAGTCTCTGTTCGGCAGCACGGTCAATGATCCGTTCACTTTCGAGCTGCTGGAGCAACTGGATGCGGACCCGATCTTCATAACTCTGAACGGGCAGCAGTTGAACGCAATCAACGGGCTGTACTCAGGGCGGACGTTGCAACTGTTTACGTCAGGCGGCGAGTTTCGGTACTTCAAAGACAAAGGCAACGCGATTACGCCAGCCGATGCGCCTTTGGCACAGACGGAGTTCGGCGCCAAGAAGATAAGGCCGGTGGGTATTGACGGGGCCACCATTTATGTTCAGCGGCTCGGCAAGTCTATCCGCGACTTCAAGTATAACTTCGAAGAAGATGCTTACGACTCGCTGGGGCTTTCCAGCCTTGCGCCTCATTTAATAAACGGCGTGGTTGACTTGGCTGCCTGGCAGGGTTCGTCAACGGACGAGATCAATCTGGTGTACGCGGTGAATGCCGATGGTACCGTTGCGGTATTGAATATTCGTAAAGAGGCAGAAGTCCGGGCGTGGACAAGCTGGTCTACGGCCGGGTTGTTCAAGGCGGTAGAAACTACAGTCGAAGAGGTTTATTTCGCGGTAAAGCGGACAATCAACGGTACGGATGTACTGTTTCTGGAACAGACCGACGCGGGTATGTACGTGGACGCCGGGGTGAACGTAAACGGTATGGTGACCGATAATGTAGTTCATCTGAACGGAGAAGTATGTCGGGTGCGGCTGAACCCGCAGCATCTGGTGTTGCACGATCAGACTGGTGGTACGGTTACGCCTTCCGAACCGGAGTATGCTGCTTCTGCTATCCAGGTGGGGCTAGATTTCAACCCGACAGTTACGCCGATGCCTTTGAACACCATGACTCCGACTGGCGCTAACTTCCTGAGCAAGCGGCGCATTGTCAAGATCAGGGCCAAGGTGAATAACACATTGGGGTTGCTGGTCAACGGTCGGGAGTTGCCTGATCGGTACTACGATATAGACGACTTCGACGATGCAAACCCGACACCGTACAGTGGGAACCACCAGATTGAAGAGACGACCAACTGGGATGAACAAGAAGACAAAACTATTACATTTACACAAGTTGATCCGCTGCCGATGAATATCTTGTCGATCGTAGTGGATATGGAGAGTACCTAATGGCTGTCGCAGTTCCTATCGTAACGGCTATCGGCGGCGGTTCGCTGGGGGCTGGCATTGTTATCACGGCTGCGGCTGCTGCTTCGGCTGCTGCTGGCGTTGCTTCGGCCAGTGCTCAACGAGCGGCAGGTAGACATGCCGAAGCCCAATCCGTTATCGACGCAAACGCAGAAGGTGATGCGGCGCGCGAGCGGGAGATTCAGCGCAAGAAAGACCTGCTTCGAGCGATATCTTCGCAACAGGCGGCTGCCGGGGCTACCGGAGTTGCCTTCAACCAAGGATCGCCAGCCGCGATTGCCAGGCTGGATATTGCTGAAGCTAATCGTGATCTCGCGATCGACAGTTCTACTTCCAAGCAACGCCAGCGATCCTTGCGGGCGCAAGGCCGCGCTGCCCGGTTCGCCGGCAGGGCTCAATCGGCCGCGACGTTGCTGGATACCGTTGCTGGACTCGGTAAGACAATAGCGCCAGGTGTCGGAGCTATCTTTTAATGGCGACACGATACCGTGATTTGCAACGACCGACGCTGATTGACGTAGCGGCCCGGTCCACGTCGTCCGGCGCTTCGGAGGCTGCGAGCGCGCTGGCTAATTCGCTGGCGTCTTTCTCCCGTACCGGGTTCAATACGCTGGCGCCGATCGTTGAGCGGAACCTGATCAAGAGCGGGGCTGAGGCTGGCGCTGCCACGACGGGTACGCCCGAGTTCAAGTCTACCTTGACGGCCTACGGGCGTGCCTACAACAATGCAGCACTCAGGAGTTATGCTATCCGCTCCGAGATCGATCTGGACGAGAACGCGGCCCGTGTGGAGGCTCAGGCCGGAACAAACCCCGAGGCGTTCCGTGCGGCGATGGAAGAGATGCAGAAAGGCGTAATCTCGGAAGCGCCACCGGAGGCCCAAGGTATCCTGAAGGATATGTACAACCAGCGGACTGGCGACGGACTCGCCCGTATTCAGACCGCTTTGGCCAACGAGCTGCGCGCAGAGGATCAGAAGCTGGTAGAGGAACAGATCAGCCGCCTGACCGACAAAGTAGCCTTCCTGCGATCTCAGGACACGCCTGAAGCCCACGCACAGTCGGTCGAGGAAGAGGCTAAGTTGTTCATTTTGCTGGACGCTGCGGTCAATGACGGCACTATCTCGGCCGCACAGGGCCGTATGGCGCGCCATGCAGCCGAGCAGGGGATCATAGCCGAGACGGTTATGGCTCGTTTCAAGAACGAGCTGGAGGACCCTTATGGCGACCCCATCCGATTTATTCAGGACCTGAAGGAAGTCAACCGAACCGCAGAGTCCCTGTCGCCGGAAGAAGAAGCCAAGCTGGAGAATTCTCTGCTGGCCGAGCTACGGGACCGGAATGCGCTGGAGAGCGCCAGGCGGTCACAGATGGCGGCTGAAGCACAAGCTCGCTACGACGCCGGCGATCGAGAGGCTACCACGGCCATGTTGGCCGGCGAGTTGACCCAGCGCGGGCTTCTGGACCGTATCCGGAACGACAGCATCAGCCCGGCTATCGCCCGGACGTTGCTGAACGAGATTCAGTCATCGACTGCCGCACCCAAGTCGGACCCAGAGACCTTGTTCAACGTCAGTACCAACGTGCTGGATTACAGCGAACTAGATCTGGCTACCATGCAGAAATTGACATGGGAAGACCGCGGCAAGATGATTGAGAAACGCCGGGACGAGATAAATAGCTGGAAGAGTACGCAGAATGCCAAAGAGGCATTTGGGCGTATCGATCGTGCCCTCGGATTGGTTCCAGGCGTAATGAACCAACTATTATCAGACTCGGAACGGCGCGCCCGTGACACGGCCCGAACGCAGCTATTCGATCAGATCGATGCACTCCCGCCGAAAGAACGGGATGCGGCTGTTATCCCTGCTTCTCGCGAAGTCATACGGACTGTTATCAGTACCAACGCCGGTATAAAAGCAGACAAGGCCCGAGAGCAGTTACGTCTGTTGGACGAGGGCGTGGATAAGCTGGGCGGCGTTGATGAATTATCGGATCGCAATCGGAAGATTTACGAAACCGATCGGGCGCGGCTGGAAAATACTATCCGCGAACTAGAACAGAAGAGTGCTAACTAATGCCTGCTGAAATCTCAGATACCTACGCTGCCGATACGCTGGCCCGGATGCATGATAACACCGAGGAAGCGGATTCGAAGGCGTTTGCCAAAGATGCTGGCTTCGTCAACTCCAGCGGGTTTGGTGGCGGCGGCAACAAGTTAGGAGCCGGGCTTTTGTCCGGCTGGGGGTTCACCAAGAAGTTGCCGCGTAATATCGGCATGGGCATTTTTCGTGCGGCACTCGAGACGACCGAGACGATCGACGATGTGATGGCTGCGGCACCGGACGTAATGCAGTCCGATCTGTTGGGCGACGCACTGGAACCTGGCGGCCCCGGACCGTCAGCGAATGCGACGGCCAAGCCGCCCAAGTTACCGCCAGTTGAAAAGGTGGAGCCGCTGCGTACCATGTTCCCCGGCGTTTTCGAAGCCGCGCATTCGTTTGCGGATGAAGTGGAGGCGAACAACACGACTTCAGACAACCTTGTGCAAGGTATAACGCAGTTCACTATTCCGTTCATTGGGTATCTGAAAGCGTTCGGTGGGCTGAAGCAGGGCCAGAAACTATTCAATGCAGCCAAGGCGCTGGGTGCTGAAGGCGTAACGGCTGCGTCAGCATTCGATCCGCACGACGGTAGACTTGGCGATTTGCTGGACATGGGTCGGCATATGGAGAATCGATTCGGCGAGCTGTTGAACAAAGCGTCGCCCGACGGTTCGTTGGCTAACGCCTACATAGATTACATAGCCAATCGTGATAATGAAGGCGAGTGGGAAGGCCGATGGAAAAACGCTGTTGATAGCTGGACAGGCACTGCGGCGGTTTACGGGCTGTTGAAAGCTGTTCCTGTTTCATTGAAGATAGCCAGAGCGGGAATTGAAGATTTCGGTAAAGGCCCGTTGCCCGGAACCAGGCGCGGCCAGCGGGGAATGGTGGCGTTTCACGGATCGCCACACGTATTCGATAAATTCGATTTGGCTGCGCTCGGAACTGGAGAGGGTAATCAAGCATATGCACACGGGTTTTATTTTGCTGAGAACAAAGGTGTAGCTCAAGGGTATCACCACAAACTAGCTGGCGGTAAGTTTACGTTTCCTGATAGCCCGAAAGCTTTTAGCGTGGGTGAGCTTGCTTTCAGTGATAAAACCAATGGTATTTTAGCCGCAAAAAAAGTAGCCGATCTTTTGACTTTATATAACGGTGATGTTAACAAGGCATTAAATAAGATAAAAGGGAGTATTTTTAGTGGGGATAAAAGTACAGATAAGGCGTTTGTTTTTCTTAATAAGTACAAGGATAAACAAGTCAAGTTAACTGCTACTAGTGGTGCATTGTACGAAGTTGATATCCCCGATAAGCAAGTAGCGAAAATGCTTGATTGGGATAAACCTATAGAGAAGCAGCCAAGTGTTCTTAAAGCAATTCCCGACGACATGAAAGAAAAAATTCAGTATGAATTGGATCATTATGACTTGGGGGATATTCGCGATGTCGATGGAAAAACGATACATAGAGCATTAGAAAGAATTGCCAGCGAAGAGCCGCTTCCCGGTGTTCCTTATTCGGATAACCTAAAGCAGCAAGTAGCGCAATACTTGGAATCGTTGGGCGTGCCGGGCGTTACGTTCCTGGACGGGGTTTCTCGCAAAGCCGGGGAAGGTACGAAAAACATTGTTGTATTCAATCCGGACAAGACGATCAAACAAGTAAAACGTAACGGTGTAGTTACGTCGAAAAAGGATTAACCAGTGCCAGATTTCGGTATAGCAAAAGGCTTGGAGAAGGGACTGCTTAAAGGTACCAAGAAAGGTGCCAAAGAAGCGGTTGTCAAACGTCCGGGCCAGATCGCAGTTGAAGAAGCTGCGAAAAAAGAAATGGCACCGAAGATACCGGTGGAGCCGACTGTGCAAGCAGAAGTTCCGCCCGTAAAAGCAACTCCGGAAATCACGCCAGCCGAAAAGGTAATGACGCCGAAAGAACAGATTGTAGAGAATCTGGACGTTGCTGCTGAAGCCGAAAGACTATCGAAAGTGGAGCTGAAAGACTACGCGCTGGACGAGACCTTCCAGACCAACTTCGACACTATCAACACGACCGACGGGATCAAGGCAACGATCGCCGATGTCGCCCAGCAGAACGCCGGCAAGATCGATGAAGCGCGGCGCGGGGTCATTACCAATCAGCAGCTTCAGGGATTAGCCGACGATCTCGATCTGAATACCGACGTGATCAAACAGGTCATAGAGCGTGAGAACGGCGGCATCCTGAACGCCGAGACGATTCTGGCTGCTCGTCAGGTATTGAACTCGAGCGCCGAGCGGATACATACGCTGGCGACCAACATCACGAAGGGTACGGCGACGGACCTGGACCGGTTGAAGTTCCGCCGTCAGCTCCAGTGGCATCGTGAGTACCAGACGCAGTTCATGGGTGCCCGTGCGGAAGCCGGTCGTGCCTTGAACGCCTTCAACATTCCGACCGAAGCGAACGTGGACTGGAGCCGCATTCGCGAAATGGTGGATGCAGCGGATGGCCATAGCACCGATCGGGTAGCTTCCGCCATAGCACTAATGGACAACACAGCGGCCATTTCCAAAGCCTCGCGGAAGTACACTCAGTCCAAACTTATGGGTACGTTGAACGAGCTGTTCATCAACTCGATTCTGTCCGGTCCGAAGACGCACCTGACCAACACAGCAGGAAACATTATGATGCAAGCGATGGGCATTGCCGAAACGGCGGTGGCTGCGCGCATCGGGCGGTTCCTGGGTGCCGAAGAGCGGATGCTGGTGGGCGAGGCATCCGCGCTGGCGCACGGCACGATCTCGGCGTGGAAGGACGGCTTTCGCATGTTCGCCAAGACCATGAAGACTGGCATCGCGCTGGACGACGTGGTGAAATTCGAGGGCACGCGCCGGCGCTCTATCTCGGCCGAGCATCTACTGTCGCCGGAACAACGCGCAACGCCATTGGGCCGGTTTGCTGAAGCGTTGCTGGACGGCCCGAATTGGCGTATACCGATTGGAAAAAAGGGTATACCTATTCCTGGTATCGGACAGATCGTACGTGCACCGACCGAACGGCTTATGCTGCCGACCGACGAAATGTTCAAGACGCTGGCTTACCGCGGCGAGATAGAACGTCAAGCATTCCTGCACGTTTATGACCAAGTAGCCACCGGCGTCGCAACCAAAAAGGAAGCGGCGAGGATTGCTCGGGAGTTCATGGAGGACCCGACTAAAGAAGCAATCAAGGCAGCCGAAGACTATACTCGCTACGTTACCTTCCAGAACCAACTTGGCGAAGTAGGCCAGAAGGCGCAACTCTTCTTGCGGTCTGCGCCCGTGTTGTCCCTTCTCGCGCCGTTCATTCGCACCCCGGTCAATATCTTCACGGCCGGTATTCTGGATCGCTCTCCGGTGGCTCTGATCCGCCCGAAGTTCTGGGCGGCCATGAAAGCCGGCGGCCGGGAGCGTGACATGATGCTGGCTCGCATGACGATGGGCTCGGCAACCGCTGCTGTTGTGGCCAGCTACGCGATGGATGGCACAATCACCGGAGCCGGTCCGAGCAATCCGGATGCGCGGGCATTGCTCGAGCTGTCCGACTGGCAGCCGTATTCGATCAAGGTCGGCGACAAGTACCACTCGTATGCGCGCATGGAGCCGCTGGCCTTTGTCATCGGTGCGACTGCGGATGCAGTTGAAATCTTGTCTTACATCAATAGCGATGTAGATGGGTTGGATGACGAGCTTCAGCAGACCAACAACGCAGTATCCGCCATCATTATCGGTATCGCAAACAACACCATGTCCAAGACCTATGTCAAGGGTATCGCCGATTTTACAGAGATGCTATCCGATCCGCAGCGTTATTTCGCTGGCTGGTCGCGTAACTTTGCGACTGCGTTCGTGCCGTTCTCGGCTTTGCGCTCACAGCTCGGCCAGATAGATGATCCGTACATGCGAGAAGCGTGGACGACACTGGACGCTATCCGTAACAAGTCCGGCATCCTCGGTTTGTCGGAAGAGTCGCCACCGCGCCGCGACGTGTTCGGTGAGCCGCGTAGAGTGTACGCCGGTTCGTTGCTCGGTCCGATGTCACCTATTCCCGATCGTGAAATAAGCAACGATCCGGTTGTTGACGAACTGGTGACGTTGATGGAGCAAACACGCGACGTGCCGGTTACCATGCCGAGCAAGCGGATTGAGGGGATGCGGCTTGACATGGAAGAATACGATGCGTTGATACGCATTGCCAGAACGCGAGCAGCGCCTAACGGCATGACTTTCAAGGAAGCGTTAAGAGACTTGTTTAACCAGCCTGGCTATGCTTTGGCAACGCCCGACATGCGGGTCGAGCTAGTGAAGAACATCCAGCACAAGTATGACGCAATTGCCAGATTAACCTTGGAAGCGGAAGACCCGCGGTTCGCCGCACGACTCAACACCTACCGTCAGAAGCGTAATGAGCTTCGATTTGGAGCGCAATAAGTGACAAGCATAGACGACGTACAGGACCTGTCTCCGCGTGATCAGTACGTGGCGGCGTCCATGCAGACGGCGTTCGATTACACGTTCCCGATCTTCCTGGACGAAGACCTTGTAGTCGACATCGACGGCGAGGTTCAGGTCCTGACCACCGACTACACGGTTACTGGTAAGGGGAACGACACCGGCGGCACTGTGACCTTGATCCGGGCCATCGGTGACGAGCTGGTGGGCGGCGAGATCGTCACCATCTACCGCGACATCGCTATCGCGCGCGATACGGATGTGCAGCAGAACGGGCCGTGGTCCAGCGTCAACTACAATGACGAGATGGACAAAGTGTTCCTGATCATGCAGGAGCTGAAGAATAAAGTCGGGCGCGCGATCCGCTTCCCAATCACTTCGGCATCCACCAATGCCCAGGCCGAGATGAATCCGATCTCCGGGTTCTTCGGGAAGTTCTTGCGTATCACGTCTGCCGGCATTCTTGAAGCGGCTACCGCTTTGGATAACGTTGTCGCTTTAAGCGCAGAAGTTATCGGTGAGCTGTTGAACCCCCAAACTGTGGGAGAGCTTGCGGCTTCCATAACTCCAGTAGCCTATAGATATGAAGCGGGCGTGGTTGACCGTTACGGAAATAACGGAACCCCCGGCACTACCGATATGACAAGCGCCGTTCAAGCTGCTTTCGATTCTGGGCACGGGGTCAAGTACCTTTCCGGGTACACATATTTACAAAGAGGCGAAGTCACTGTTACGGCTTCTAACATAAAAGTCGAAGCATACGGAGCTACAATTATCGGCCATACTGATAATGCTGCCAATCCGATGTTCGATTTTGTCCGCAATTCCGGTTCAACCAGCATCAAAAACGTTCATTGGTACGGCGGATCAATAGACCCACAAGGTGCGCTCGGCTGGATCAGGATGCGTAACTGCCTGTATTGCAGTGTAGAAGACTTCATATGCGAGACGACGGTAGCGGTTGCCAACAGCTTCGGCATTCATTACATCAACGGTTTCAACTTCTACGTCAAGAAGTTCAATATGCACGGCTCGCAGGGCATTACCGGGCTTGGTAATGCCGGACTTGCCAGCGGCATTAAGATTGAATCTGACGGTGGCAATGGTTTTACCGTCATCAACAACATATCCATTTCGGATGGTATCGTGCAACGTTGCGATAAAGACATCGACTTGGTGTTTGCAACCGCAAGTTCTGGCGTTCACTTAGAAAACGTAGCGTTGCTGGATACACAATCCGCGCCACTTGGAACCAACGGCATTTACCTGACCGGTGTTTTGGACAACCTGAGCATCGTCAATTGCAAATCAGAATACCTTCCGACTTGCGTTAATGTTGATAACGGCACCAACCCTGACAGAGCCAAGATCACAGTCGCAGACTTCCGCTTTACTATGAAAGCTGGCCAATATGCCTTCAATATAGAAGGATCGACAGTGACCTTGGTGCTGACGAACATAGACGCTTTCTCAACCGGGGCCAGTGCTGCGTGGTTTAATAACCATCAAGGCAAAACGGTTTGTACTAATATCCCGGTAGGAATTTCCAATATAACCGCATGGGACGGAACCGACGGGGCATTTTACAATCACGAGCAAGAAATTATTCCAAAGACAAGTGCTTTTTCAATAAAAAGAATACAAGAAAATGTTATCTGGACGAATGCTGGGGCGGGCGCTGCGGCTACTTTTACTTTGCCCATTGCTGCCGCTCAGGAGAACTTCCGAGCTACCTTCCGGGTAATGGCAGCGCAAGCTTTGCGCGTAGACCCGGATGGAACGGATCAGATTATAGGGTTAACCGATGCTGGGGGTGACCGCATTAGCAGTTCTACTATAGGCGATACAATCGCACTGGTAAGTGACGGCGTAACTAGCTGGTTTGTGGATAAATCATACGGCACTTGGGCGGACATAAATTAAATGACAAGCATAGACGACGTACAAGACATCAGCCCTCGCGACCAGTATACCGCGTCCGCGGCGCAGACTGATTTCGACTACAGTTTCCCGATCTTCACGCAGGCCGATCTGACGATCTACGTCGATGGCGTGCTGCAAGTGTTGACCACCGACTACACGGTAGCGGGCGCCGGCCAGGAGACCGGAGGCACGGTCACGTTCGTCACCCCCATGACCGGCGGTGAGGTAGTCACCATCTACCGCGATATCGCCATCGCGCGGAACACAGACGTTCAGCAGAACGGCCCGTGGTCGAGCACCAACTACAACGACGAGCTGGACAAAGTGTTCCTGATCATGCAGGAACTCGAGAACAAGATCGGTCGGGCTATCCGCTTCCCACTCACCGCGGCGATTACGAATGCGCAGGCGGCGCTTGAACCGTTGTCCGGGTACCTGGGTAAGTTCTTGCGTATCACGTCTGCCGGGATACTGGAGGCTGCGGTCGCACTGGATAACGTTGTCGCTTTAAGCGCAGAAGTTATCGGTGAGCTGTCGAACCCTCAGACAGCAGCCGAAGTAGCCGCTAGCGTGACACCAACATATTATCGTTATTTACCGGGTGATATTCAACGATACGGCGCTACTGTTGTATCAACTACCAATCGAACCGCGGTACAGGCTTCATTGAACCAGTACTCACACGGTGGCTCGCCAACATTTGTTCCGTGGGGCCGCTGGCGCTGCGAGGGAACGGTCTACGGTTATTACCATGTAACGAACAATCCAGACTTCGCTTCTGCTGATCGCTTGCAGGCAAAAGT